GCGGGTGCATGAGTTTGCCTCATCGAAGTTCACGCCGAACTCGATGCAGGCGCTGATCGACCGCTACAAGGCGAAGGGCATCGTCTTCGACCTGGTGGTGATCGACTACCTGGACATTATGGCACCGAATTACCGCACGCAGGATTCGGTGGAGAACTCGAAGTCCATCTACACCGACATGCGGGCAATCGCGCTGATGGAAGGTTTCGCGATGCTGTCGGCGACGCAGACGAACCGGGAAGGCTTCAAGTCGACGGTGGCGAAAGCGGAGCACGTCGCGGAAGACTTTAACCGCATCCGTATTGCCGACCTGGTGATCTCCATCAACATCACCGACGAGGAGCGCAGCAAGAACGAGGCGCGGCTTTACTTCGCCGCATCGCGTAACCAGGAGTCGGGATTCACCGTGTTCATCCAGCAGGACATGGCGACCATGACGTTTATCAAATCCATCATAAGGGTCGAGTAATGGGCGTTAATAACAACGAGAAAGAAAAGGAAGCGATAGCAAAAGGCTACGTGACGCCGGTTGAGAAGCCGGCGAAGCCAGAGGATCACCTATCCGAATGGGACTCGGTTAGCGCCGACAAATACGCGTGCTATTCGGAAATGTAACGTGCAGCTAGGCAACTTCACAGGGGTCTGACAAACCCCTGTTTTTCGCGCGTATCGTGCGCGCAACTGAATGAATATGTCACTTCAAATGTTCAAACGTCATTACTGTCCGATAGGCAAGCGCATGTGGTTCAGCGTGCGATGGCTTCAACTTCACTTTGCGATCAAGCATGGAAGGCTGGACCGGGTGTGGATTGGTAGCTTTAGATGGGGGCGCATGTGAGCGATAACGCGGAGCTGCAGGAAGCACTCGACCAGATCGATATCGAATCCTGGCTCGACGATCAGGGCATCGTCTACAAGCAGGCACGCGGCGCACGCGGCCGGCAGGCGAACGTGAAGGAATGCCCGGTCTGCGGCAACTCGAACTGGAAGGTCTACATCGGCCTCGAGACAGGACTCGGCAACTGCTTTGCGGGCGATTGCGAGACCAAGTTCAACCGCTGGAGCTTCATCAAGGCGTCGCTGAACGCGCCGCACACGCGCGACGTGGTCGAACACATCAAGCAGTTCGCCAAGCAGCAGGGCTGGCGACCGGCGAAAAAGAAGGCCGTTGCCGTAAACCTGGACACGGAGCTGAAGCTGCCCGAGTCGATCGCATTGCCGCACGGTGGGCGCAACCTGAAGTATCTCGACCGGCGCAACATCACGGGCCCGATCGCCTCGTATTTCAGCCTGCGCTTCTCGCAGAAGGGCAAGTTCTTCTACAAGGACGACGATGACAAGTGGCGCGCGCAGAACTACGCCAACCGCGTGATCATCCCGGTCTTCGACCTGCAGGGCGACCTCGTCACGTTTCAGGGCCGCGACATTACCGGCGAGGCGGAGAAGAAGTATCTGTTCCCGCCGGGTTTCGCCTCGACGGGCTCGGTCCTCTACAACGGACAGAACGCAATCGGCGCCAAGCGGATCTGCATCGGGGAAGGCGTGTTCGACGTGGCCGCCACCAAGATCGCGCTCGACGGTGACATGGCGTTGCGCGACGTGGTGCCGATCGGCAGCTTCGGCAAGCACCTGTCACACGGCGATGACCAGTCACAGATGGCGCGGCTCATGGACCTGCGCGAGAAGGGGCTAGAGCAAGTCACCATCATGTGGGACGGCGAAGATAAGGCGATCGACGCTGCCATTGAAACGGCGCTGATGATCAAGAGTCACGGCCTGGTTGCTCGAGTGGCAGTGCTGCCGAAGGACCGCGACCCGAACGAAGTTGCGCCGTCAGTGGTGCGCGATGCCTTCTGGCGCGCGACGGTGATCAACCCGATCACGGCCACCCGCATGAAGCTCACCAAAGGGCGATAATTTTGCCGCGAAGGATAGTCGAAACTGACTATACTTCCCTGAAGCGGGTTCGTAGAATGTTTTGTATTGAAAGCGCGACAGTCAAGCGCAAGAGAGGAATCTGATGCGATCAACGCTCACTATCGGAGCCGAGTATCTCGTCCACAGCGGCGGGACCAAGTATTACGAGATTGTCACGTTCCTCAATGAGGCCGCGAAGAAGTTCGTGGAAGTGCGGCGCTGGGGGCCGCTGGCTACCGCAAAGAGTGGCGGTGGTCAGACACAAACGCTTGAACACGACACCGCGGCGCAGGCGCTCGAATCGGTCAGGAAGCAATTGAACGTCAAGCGTCGCAAGGACTACGGGGACAAGCCGGCCGCTTGGGGCCTTCACCGGGTGACTGGCAACCAGTCGCTTGGCGACGCACACAACTACGTCGGCGTTCACTACGCGGATGCCGAGCTGGTGGATGAACTTCGCGTGGCGACGGGCATGGCCGGCACAGCAACTCGGGCCGAACCGGAGCCGACGCAGCCCGAAAAGCGTCAACCAGAGCCCGACCGCGGCGAGCAGTGGGGGTCGTGGTGAGCGAGGACGTCAACGAGGCGATCAATGACGCATACGACGCCGGCTGCATTGTCGGCGCCCGTGACGGTGCAGACAGTCTGCTCGCAGCCATGTCGCCCGACGTTCGCAAGCTGGTCGAGTTCGATGCGAAGTTCCGCCTGGGCAGTGTGATCCGCCAGGCCGCCGAGAAGAAGGCCGTCATCAACACGTTCGCCAACATGCTGCGCGCCCACACAGACGCACAGCAGGCATTTGAAGAAATCCGCCCCGAGTGGGGCTCTTGGTAAGGAGAGGGCGATGCCCGATACGAAACACGCATTCAAGGACGACACCCTCTATCCGCCAGAAGCATCGGCGCGGGGTGACAACGCGCACTACCTCGACTACTGCGACGCCGGCGGCCACCGCCCCGGTTACGCGGTGTGCCTGAACAAGATCAGGGCGCAGGAAGAAGGGCGTCTGGTTGGTCAGCTAGGCGGCTGCGAAGGTGCGATCGGCTTGCGCCAGTGCCCCGCATTCCACATGCGTGACAAGGAACGCCTCGAAGGCCGCGCGCTGTATTACGTGAGCCGCTCGAAGCTGAACGAGCACATCGCGGAGCTGAACAGGCTGCCGGTGCGGTCGACCTTCCTCGACGAGCTGAAGGAAGCCAGCAACGCGAGCCGCACGAAAGTCGCCAAGCGCACCGAACCCGTCAAGCCGGCACCGGCCCAGGCACCGATCGTCGCGTCGATGGAAGGCGGCTATGCAGCGGCCATCAATGCGGCAATCGCTGAGACAGCCGCCCCGGTCGAGAAGAAGCCCGAGCCGGTTGCGTTCGTCGCCACCATCGGCGAACCGCTCAAGCCCACCGGCTCCGCACCGACGATCAAGCCGCGGCCCGGCGAGTCGATGCTGGAATTCGCAAAACGCATGCGCGAAGCCCGCGCAAACGCATAACCCGACACACACAGAAGGAGAACCATGAACTCGAAACAGATTTTCGCCGAGATCGAGGCGATCGCAGCCACATCCAGCAAGAACGTCAAGCAGACGCTGGTTGCGGCAAGCATCAACGATCCTGATTTTCAGCGCGTGCTCGTCGCCGCGCTCGACCCGATCATCAGCTATGGCATCAGCAAGCGGCCGGCAATCGATGACACCAAGATCGGCGGCAGTCTATTCGACGACCAGACCTGGGCCATCATCATCGATCTGGCGGAACGCACGCTGACCGGCAATATGGCGATCACCGCGGTGCGCGCGGAAATGCAGCGCCTGGAGCCCGCGTCGAGCGAACTGTTCTGGCGCATCATCAAGAAAGACCTGCGCGCGGGCTTCTCGGGCGAAACCGTCAACAAGGCGAAGAAGGGCGTGATCCGCACGTTCCCCTACATGCGCTGCGTGCTGCCGGCGAAGGCCAAGTTCGACGACTGGAACTGGACCGCCGGCGCATTCAGCCAGCATAAGGCAGACGGCGCATTCACGAACGTCGATCACGACGACGCCGGTGTCGTGCGGCTCACCACGCGCTCGGGCAACGAACTGCCGATCGAGCAGTTCGAGGCGATGGCGTATCAGATCGCGAACACACTCACACGCGGCACCCAGACGCACGGCGAGATCGTGGTGCTGGTCGACGGGAAGGTCGCAGACCGGGCAACCGGCAACGGCATCCTGAACCGGGTGCTTGCCGGCGGTGCATTCGAGCCGAACGAGAAGCCAGTCTTCTATGCGTGGGACCAGATCCCATTGTCGGCCGTGCAGCCGAAGGGCGAACACAAGGTGCCGTATCGGGACCGCTTCATGGCGCTGCTGAAGCAGTTGAAGGGTTGCGGCGAGACGTCGGTGCGCCTCATCCCGACCAAGCTGGTTCACTCGCTCAAGGAAGCCTACGCGCATTGCACGAGCCTCCAGGCCCAGGGCAAGGAAGGCACGGTGCTGAAGAACGGCGCGGGTTTCTGGAAGGACACGAGCAGCGGCAACCCGGACGTGGTCAAGCTCAAGCTCGAAGTGGACGTCGATCTGCTCACAAAGGAGATCCTGCCAGGTGAGGACGGCACGAAGAACGAAGGGCGACCCGGCCGCGTTCGGATGGAAACGCGCGACGGTCTGCTGAGCGTCAACGTGGCCGTGAAGAACGAAAAGCTGCGCGGCGCCATCGAGGCCGATCCGGCGTCGTTCCTCGAACGCGTGTGGGCGGTGCGCTTTAACGAAATCATGGAGCAGTCCGACAGCAACCCGCTGCACTCGCTGTTCCTGCCGCGCATGATCGAGGACTCGTATCGCACGGACAAGGACGTGGCCGACTCGCTGGAAGAAGTCTATGCGCAGCGTGAGGCAGCGGTGCGCGGCGAGAAGGCAACCCCGGAACTCGCGGAGGCAGCGTGACGACACCAGTCACAGTGCCGACCATGACGATAGGCCGGGCCGACGTCAGACAGAACCCCGCATGGGGAACGTGGGACTTCCATATCGTCAGCTACTGGAACGACTCGACCGGCGAGGCGACGGTGATGCGCCCGATCACCGAACCGGCCTACCAGACGATCAAGCGCGGCGAAATGTATGACGAGGCGCCTGCGTTCCGGGTCTACGGATCAAACGCGCAGATCCTCTTCGACGCGATGTATCGCGCGGGATTCCGTCCATCAAGCGGTGAGACGGGCGACATACACAAGCTAGAACTGGACGCGGTGCGCGCGCACCTCGCAGACATGCGACTGCTCGCGTTCCGTTCGATTGAATCTGAAGGGGGCGACATGCCCCTGAGCCTGGAAAAGATGGTGATCTGATCATGCTGACCGGGATGAAGCGTATGTGGTGCGGCAACTGCGGTTGCGACGAGTTCAAGCTGTTCACGCCGAACGACAAGGACGGATACACCGACATTGCGGTGGAGTGTCAGAAGTGCAAGGACGTATCGCACATTCGCCCGGTGCCGGCGCAGATCACGATCGAATGGGGCGAAAACTCAAACGGAAGGATCGTAACGTAATGGACGAAAAAGAATTCAAGGCGCTGCAGGCAACGATGCCCTGGCGGCACGTCGTGTTCCCTGCCGCGCGCGGCATGATCGGCGGCCAGATCAAGGTCATCAACAAGCACGGCCAGGAAGTGGACCTGATCACGATGTGCCGCTTCCTGGAAGTGATCACAAACAAGCTGGCGGTGAAGCCGGCAGAGGAGAGCGCCAATGCGTAAGACAATTGTGACCCTGACCGGCCCCTCATGCGCCGGCAAGACGACCCTCGAAGGGCTGCTCAAGGGCGAGGGGTTCGTGAACCTGATCAGCACCACGACCCGCCCGATGCGTGAGGGCGAGGCGATGGGTGTGAACTATCACTTTGTGGACGAGAGCATGTTCCGGCGCCTCGTCGCCCAGGAAGCCTTCATCGAACACGTGCGCTTTGGCGGCAATTACTATGGCCTGATGGTGAACGAAGTGCGACGGGCCTTCGAAGCCGGCAAGGACGTCGTGCTGGTGTGCGAGCCGGAAGGGCTGCGCCAGATCGCGGCGTGGTCGAAAGCGCACAGCGTGCACCACGTCGCCGTCTATGTGGACAACCCGCCGCAGGTTATCGCGGAGCGGTTCATGAAGCGCGCCGGCGTGGACGTCGCCGAAGCGATGATCTCCCGCAGCCCCGACGACGCGGCGAAAGTGCTCAAGGGCTACGCATCGCGCCTGTCGGAAATGCTCTCCACCGAGCAGTCGTGGGCGAAGCTGATAACGAGTGACGAGATTGGCGTCTATGTGCCGATGTTCAACGAGGCGAACCAGCAGTCGGTAGTGGACGTGATCAAGATGCACGTCGCGAACTCGGCCGACGCACCGCGCTCAATTCTGGAACCGGTCGTGCGCATCCGGCAGGTGGCAGCATGAAGATTCCATCAGCGCTTCTGTTTGTCGGCATCAATGTGGTCATGGTGACGAGTCTGAATTCGACGCCACTTACCCCGCTGCAAGCCCTTCTGCTGCTTCTAATGTCTCTCGGCGCAGCCATCTGTCTTGCGACATTTGTCGGCACTGCCCACCTTGAGCAATGCGAGCGGCTGCGCATCGAGGTCCAGAAGTTGCGCGAGCAGTCAAAGTTGCGTCAGGAAACGCTCCAGAAGCTCAAACAGGAAGTCGAGCAGCGCCAGCAGTAACCCCCGTATGGTATCTTTGAGCGCCTCTGGAGAAACACATGCAGGCGCTCAAAGAAATCGGGGATCTTTCCCTCCTACTGGGCAATTCGCCCATCGCTCAATCTTCCCTCTGGAACCAGCCGGTCGACACGATCCATCCGGCCCAGTTCGTCGCCTTTCAGACGCGCATGTCGTTTGACGATCACGGCGCCGAAGCGAAGGTCATCCTCGAAACGGTCATGGCGGAGCTCACGCTCGCCCACACACGCGGCGACATACCTCGCGTGCCAGCGCTGTCGTTCTCGATTCCGCTAGAGCGCATGACGCTTGGCGATCTCAGAAAAGGTCTGGAGCAGCTAGAGCGGCCCCGGCCGGCAGCGGTGCTGTTCGGTCTGGAAGCGGACCTGGAAATCGATCAGGTCATCACGCTCACATGGGAAAAGGCAAAGGTGCTGCGTGAAGGCCCGCTCTCGAACATTGCGCGCGAACTGCTGCGGCTCGCACCGCGGCGCCTGGGCACGCCGTATGTGTTCTGGCAGGAGCTGAACGGCGCACCGGCACCCGTCTTTGGGCTGTCGCTTGAACTGGCTGCGATCTTCGATGTAGAGTGGCCGGAACTGCGCCGGGCCTACAAGACGGTCGCCGGAATTGACGTCGATGTGGAGCGCGCGCACTGGTTCGAGTAGAACGCCCGTTCCACCGCAGTTCGCGAATTGGTGCGATGCACAATCGGATGAAAGAGCGAGCGCCTCCGTAAGTGCTTGATTCTATTGGTTATGCAGCGGCCTGCAAAGCCGTTTAGGCCGGTTCGACTCCGGCTCGCGCCTCCAAAGAAATCAGGCACTTAGCTGCATGTTGCACCGCAGCTAAGTGACCTGAAACCCTCACAAAACCTCTTTACCCGCCCGCAC